CCGCGGCAGTGATCCCCGCCGCAAGCAACAGACCGCCCACGCGCCCCAAATCACTGAGCGCGCCGAGCGCCTTCGGTCTTGCGCTGTTGATGTCCCCGATCAGCCCAGCGCTATCCGCCGCCAGATCAAGAACAGCCTCGCCTAAACTACCTGACATTTATTCTCCTTGTTCACTCTCCCCTAAATGCGGAGCATTTGGGGGAGATGCCGCTTTAGCGGCAGAGGGGGTCGCAGAGGGGGTATTGAGACCAGGGGACGGGGGTGGAGTCATAACCACACCAACGCCCAACAACCTCAACACCGCTGGGCTGGCAATCTCCGCTTCCATCTCCTGCAGGCGGGCTTGCCCTTTCCACAGGTCCAACAGGTCGCTTCGATCATCATCTTTCAAATGCGGGAAGGAGACCGCTTCCGAGATCGCCAGCTTCATCTCGGCCAGACGCACGGGCAGCCTCTCTAAATATGCTCCGATGGCGCTCATGGGCATCTCGCTTACATCCGCGAAACCCAGGCCATACCAGAAACTTATTTTCGAGAACCCTTCCGCCCAGTCATATTCTTCAAGGCGGTCTCCATCGCTTTTTTTCCTTGCGTCTGTTCCATGTAGAACGTCAATATCCGCATCTTCATCAGGAACGTGATCTCGCCGATCGGGAAGTCGGGGCACAGCATTCGGATCATGTCGTCGAACGTGCTCTCCATATCAAGAGCCTGCTGATCGGTCATCTCCTCATTCAACAGCTTCAACCCATCGGCCTTCTTTTGCATCTTCTGCAATTGCACGGCCTGCTTCGGTCCCAGCGCCTCGATCCTCATCAACTCATAATCGCGCCCGCCCTGCGTCACCTTCACGCTATTCGATTGCCCAAACAGCTCATCCAGATTTAGTTTCTTTACCTCAGCCATAAATCCTCGCTTCCTTTTTCTCCCCCAAATACTCCCGAAGGGATATTTGGGGGAGATGTCGCGTCAGCGACAGAGGGGGTGCCTACGGCAGCGCCGCCGCATCCTGTGCTTCAAAGATGCCAAAGCGCTCCGCCTCGGTTGCCGTATCCAGGTCTTCCAACACTTCGAACTTCGCGGGGATCAATGTCTTCTCGCCTTTTTTGAACTCGCTTCCGACGTCATCGTCGAAGTATCCGCGCGGCACGTAATACTGCGCGGGCATACTAGCCCCATAAGGCGACTTGCCGCGGAATAAAAAGGCGAACTCACTCACCTCCGAACCCGTGTACATTCCAACCTTGCGGTAGCCGATCGTTCCCACGCCAGCCGCAATATCCGTCACGGTCAGGCCCACCACATCCGCCAGGTTCTCCAGCGTAATATCCTGCAGGTTCGTCTCCAGCATCACGCCTTCCTCTTCCTGCGTAACGCCGATTGGCCCCGTTCGTTGATCCGCGAATAGTTTGTTGCGTTTGCGCGTCTTTGTGAACTTCACGCCCCCGTCGGTAAATCCAAGCGCGCGCCAGCTTCCCGAAGGGGTCGCGTCCAGCGCGGGCTTTGCGGTCGCAGAGGGAGCGATGTACAGCGTCCCCGCTCCCACCAGTAATTGATATGGTTTTGTTGATGGCATTTCATGCCTCCTTATAAAATTTCGACATAGCCAATGCGCTCCAGGCGCTTGGCTTCTTTGGGATCGACATCATGCTCGCTTCCAGCCTCGCCCAGGCCTTCCACAGCCCGCCCAGGTTTGATCCTCACCCGCACAGTTGCTGCGGCTCCTCCTCGAGGAACATGTTCTTTCTCTTTGCTCTTATTCTCGTTTGGCTGAAGAGCTTTATTCTCTAATTCAAAATCATCTTTCATAGCACAGCCTCCTCGCTGATCTCGCTTTTGAAAAACACCACGCCCATGTCCATCTTCAGCTCGTCCTCATATAAAAATGACAATCCTGATTCTGGATAGAAGTAATGCACGAGCGCGTTTCCTTTGCTGGTGGTTACCACAAACCGCTCATTGTCTCGGCTCAAACCGATCAACTCCTGATACACGGTCGTAATGCCCGCCGTGCTCTGGCCATAGATACTCAGCTCGATTCGCTGGTCCACAACCTCGGCATACAGATCGAACGGCCCGCCGTCCGCATGAACGGTCACGCCCAAATCATTCACGGTCCAGTCACTGCCATAGCGATGCTTCCCAGCCACGCGGCCATTCGCGCTCGTCAGCGCGGTTTCCAACCATTGGATGATCGTCTCGATCGGGTCAATGTCCATAACTTCCTTTTTTCCTCCTCCAAATGGCGCTCTCCCGTTTGGGGGAGGTGCCGAAGGCGGAGGGGGTCGGGGGTCATTTCTTCATCTGATGCTTCTTCAAAATCCCTGGCAGTTCAGGCTTCGCTTTCGCCAGGCCGTTCGTCAGATAGTGATAGCCAGTAAAACTATGGTGTCCCTGATGCACGGGCAGCGCGTACGTCAACCCGCTTCCAATTTGCAGGGTTGTCTTTACGCCAATGGTCTTGGCCTTCACTCCGCGGCCGCCTCGCTCTGGGCTGGCCTTGCCTGGCGTCACATCATCGGCGGACCATGCATAGCCAGGCTCAGCCACGTGGATGGATCGCCTCAGGGTGCCAGTCAGCACGCCATGCCCGCGCTTCAATTGCTTCTTGGCATGGCGTTCCACGGTCAAGCCGAATTCCATATAGGCTTCCGCCATGTTATCTTGCACAGCTTGCACAACCTTTACGCCGCGCCAGACGAGTCGCTTTACTGGATTTCTCGCCATACCACTTCCTATATCTCTCCCCTAAATTGCGACTTTGTCCCCTTCAGGGGTAGCAATTTGGGGGAGATGCCGAAGGCAGAGGGGGTCACGAAACCTTCTCCAGCATGGCTGTCTTGTGATGTGCGACCATCCTTCGTCTCGTAAGGATTTCCGTCACCACAAACATTCCAGCCATCACGCTCGCATCTTCCAGCGTTACTTCGGTCACCTCTGCGTGTTCGCGCAAGTCCGCGCCAGCGCCGACAATCAACAAATAAACGGTCTTCACCGTGTTCTCGCCGCGTTCGTCGCTCCAGATTCGTTCCCGCTTCTCCACCAGCCTGCATCGCGTGCCGCGTATCAACGGGTCGAACGCTGGCGCCTCGTTATTGTGTGCATCGAGTCCGCCTGGTGCGGCATTCCTGATCGAGCAGGTATGGATCAGCAGGGTGTCGAGGCTCATAGTCTGATGACGGCTGCGGTCACACTCGTGCCTGCTGAAAAATCAACCTGCACCTTGCCATCGGTGTTATAGATGCTTGGCGGGAAAGGCCCGATCAACTTATTCACGCCCGCGCCAACCGCCACCACCAGGTCAGCCACAGCCAGGCTATCCACCGTGGGCTGGGTGATCGTCGTCACATTGATGGACCCGCCGCTTGCATTCTTCACATACAGGAAGCACGCGCCATCATTGACAAACTCATTTCCATTCGGCTGATCCACCGCCGCAAAGGTATGAGTCAAACCAGTTCGCACGATCTGCTGCACACTCAAATTCGTCCTAGCCATAGAATCTCCTTTCTAACTATTCACCAGTCGCTACAACGCCTGAAACATCAATCGCTTCATCGTCTTGCGAAATTCGGCATCCCAATTGTCAGGAGCCGTGTACGAATATTCACCCGCAATGTTCTCGCTTTTCATCGCCGTGCGCTCGAGCACGATCCGTATCAGGTCAATGATTACCTGCTCGCGCTTCAGCCGATCATCCGCAGGCTGATACGTCACCACGCATACATCGCCCCAGTTTGCATTGATCGGCAATCGCTCGATCACGCCGCCCGCCCATACGTGATAGTCGTCTGCTGTAAGCGCAGTGTCATCCTCGACAATACTCACAACATCATGGATCTCTGTAGGCAGAAACAGCGACTCACCCTCGCCGCGCATTGTCTTCACGACCTGCGAAGGCGTAACGCCCGTCCACGGCGCGCCGATCTTCTCGATGATTTGAGCCTCGACACGATCAATGATCTTCTGCAAGTTCACATCCGACATGGATGTATTCACAAGAGCTTTCACATCAGCGGGCAATATAAGACTGGTCATTAGTTCCTCGGGTTTACCCTCCCCCATTTCAAAGACCGAAATGGGGGAGGGCAGGGTCAGGGTTTACGCAATCCCCTCATAAGGGCTTGCGTGAATCTCGCCCGCATTACTCTCAGGGCGATTCCGACCGCCATAGAGAATGGCAATCACCGCCACAGGTGTCGCTGCAACCGCATTCGGCACCGCAACAGACGGACGCACATACTGCTCAGTCGGGCGATAGATGTCCAGCATCGTCGAGCCATCCGCGCCAACAGTTGTGGCGAAGGCGACTGAAGTATCTTTTAAATCAGCCACAGTGCCATAAGCCGAATCGCTGTCCTGCTGGGCTTTGACAGTGAAATTCAACGCCTCGCCTTTCAGGGCATAGACATAAAAGGCGACGCCTTCATAGCCAGACATATCCACACCAGCGCCAACCAGCGTCTCGTTATCAGCCGCCTTCAAAACCTGCGGCACAAACTTCGTATCCTCAAACATATCTTTGAATAACATGGTTTTTTTCTCCTTCAATCTTCCTCCTCCTCCTCCATTTTCGTTTTTTGAAAATGGGGGAGGTCGGGAGGGGGTTGGCTTACGCCTTCACCTTCAGGTGATAGAACGCCTCATTTGATACGGGCATACCGTCAGTTTCCAAGCGACCGATGAAGCCAGTCTGATCGGTTTCGGCATACAACTCGTCCAGGCGTTTGATGCTCAGGTTCAGCGAATCAACAATCCAGTAATACTGGAAATCACCGATGGTGGCGATCAACTCGTTGTCCTTATAAACATCGCTGGTATCCAAACCAGTCGGATACTGATCTGAAAGCTCATACGCCCAATCCAAAATGGTGCTCGGGTGACCACTGCTCAAGCCTGGCTGCCAAAGATATTGGTTGTTGCTGTCTTTCAGCAAACGCACCTTGCGCAGGAAGGAGCGATTGGTCAGGATGCGAGCCGTTCCCGCGTAAGCCGCGGGCAGGCTGTATGCCCAGTTGACAATGTCGTCTGGAGCCAAAACATTCGATGCCGCAGTGGTGTACTTCGGAATGCCGCTCCACTGCAAAATACCCATCGGGCCATTGGCGCTCTTGCCATTGATGAACGCATATTCCGAAGGCACGCCAAAACGCCTGCCCATGCGGTTGGTGATCCAGCTCTCGATGTCGATCAAGCGGCCAGCGCGCAGTTCTGTATTGCTGATCAGGATGCGCTTCGCCAGTGGCTTCGGGGTTAAGATGCGTCCGCCGAAAGGCTTGATCTCATCCTTCGAGCCTGTCTTGATCTCGGTTGTCCACTCGGCATCCGAGAGTTCATTCTCTTCGGTCGGTGTGATGGATGAACCGCCAGGGATCGCGGGTAATACACGGCTAATTCGGCGCATGGCAGAAACAGGTTCCTGCTTCTCGAGCAGCTCTGAACGTTGCGTATCGGTCACCAGGTAACCGCCTGCTGAAGCGGGGCTGGTGGCAAGGTCCTTGCGCTCCACACCTTCAAAACCATTCTTCCAATACATAATGGTCGCAATGGCTTGCTTGGCTTGCTTCTCATCGAAGAATCGCTCTTCGATTTCAGCGCTCTTGAAACCAGCCTGCCGCAATGCGCTCTTCGTCTCAGCGGAGATCGCGCCCTTGCCTTCGCCGCCGCCATTCATCGGCAGTTGCGAGTTCGGCTTGTTGAACGTCTCATCCATCCCAGCCGCGCGCTCGAGGCGTTTCGCCCCTGCGGTCTTGGCTTCCACCTGGTCAAGCAGGGTATCTACTGCATCCGCCTTGTCCTTTGGCAGATCCTTGCCCTTGAACTCATCCAGAATGGTTTTCGCATGTACGTGCAATTGATTGGCTTCGTCATAAAGCCGTTTGATATTCGGGTCCATGAAAATTCTCCTTGTCTAATTTGAAATATGCGCGAGCTGGATTTCCGCCGCTCGCAGGCGTTTCGTCAACAGTGCAGAGTGCATGACCTTCTGCGGCTCTGCGGCTGTAAGTAGATTATTCAAAGCCTCCATCGCGCCCTCCATCGCGCTTATGGCGTTCGTCACTTTCTCTTTGTTGGCAGTGCTCAACACACGCCCCTCTTTCATCTCGACGATAAAAGCATTCCACTTTTCAGCGTACGCCTTCACCATCGCCCCGTCCGACTGCGAAGTCCCTGAAAGGGGATCACTATTCACTGGTAACTGACCACTACTTTTCATCAACGCCGCCTTCACAGCGCGGATCTCCGTCAACGCATTCATGCCCAAAGGTACAGGGCTGATCTCGTATAGTTTCACTTCACGCAAATTGCGGACGTTCATACCGCCAGGCATATTTTCAAAATCGAACTTGACCGCCTCGTAACCAAACGAGCCTTCGGTCAACGCGCCATCCTTCATCAGCGCCCAGGCTTCCTTGCCCCAGAATGAGTCAAGCGTCAGACGACCGCCCGCAAACAGACCCACCGCATCTTCCTGCAGGACAGTGGGGGGCGGTCCGATCAGCTTATTCCAATCGTGAGCATAGAAGACCTTCACACGTTTTGCGCGTTCTGTGATCGTCTTCTGAAACATGCCAGGATGAGCAATATCACTGCCATCATCCACGTTTCCGAAGATTGAAAAATGTCCTTCGTATTGCCCTTCGTTGCCAATGGCTTTGAACTCCACCGCAGTTGATTTGTATTCCAAGTCGCTCATATTGTTCTCCTTACAACAATCTTCCTCCTCCCCCAAATGCGCTCTTGTTCTTCGCATTTGGGGGAGGTCGGGAGGGGGTCTATCCTCTATCTCCAAACGCATAAGACCACGTGGTCTCTGCTTCATCGTCGCCAAAATATGGCGCTGCCGCGCGTGAACAATTCGGATGCTGTAATGTGTTCGCTTCGAACAACTCTACAGTCCAGATTTGACCGTTTGCCAGATCGCACGCAGGTGCGCTGTCGTCAGCGCCACCATCCAGAATTTCAACCTTCGCCACGCCTGCGCCCTTATAGCGTTCGGCTGTGGCAGTATTTTGCGCCTGACCCAGTTCAGAGATCGCCACAGCGCGCGAACGGTTCTTGTAGGTTTCCTCAACAATGTCGCGCAATCCTGGGTGGGTATCATCACCGCGCACAAGTTGGTCTATGCCCCATCCATTCTCGCTTCCATACTGCAAGGCTTCACGCAGGGCTTGCAATGTTTCACCTTGTATGTCCTCAGCGTGCTTTCCAGCCATTTTCAACGTGCGGGTTACGGCAGGGTCATTCAGGTCAAATGCCTTCTCCACGCCAAGCGCAACATTCCACGTATCCCAGGACAAGCGGGCAACCTCAACATAAAAACGTTTGACCAATGTTTCCAATTCCTGCTTGTCGGAATCATTCAACAGATCATCAGCGTCAGGCAGTTTTTTCACTGATAACTGATAACTGATCACTGACTTCTTCCCTGCCCGATCAACCACGCGCCCTGCAAGCCCGCTGAAATATGCGCCTACAGACGCGCTCATCTTGGGCGCAAGTTTTTTACGAATATCCAGCAATGAGCTTGTAACGGATCGTCTTTGTGCTTTTGTCTCTGCGCGCATCCAAGCCTGTTTTTTAGGCTCGTTATTTCGCAGTACCTCACCGCTCCCATCTGCAGGTAAAAATTCTGTAGCCAATGAAACCTTGTAGACCTTATCGCCTGGCTCGGCTTTCAACCCGAGCATTTGTTTCATCATCTCGCGTGTAATCGCCCCACGATCAAATGCCAGGGTCAAACGATCCCAACGCTTGCTTTCTTCTTCCTGCAATGCCCCCACTCGCCGCAGATCAAACTGCAATGTGAAATTGCCAGGCAGACCAGGGTATTCATCCTTCAGCCCATTCAATAATTCCGAAGCCAGCGATCTCCACAAGGGTATCAATGTCGTTTCGGTAAATGCGCGTCTCGCGGCTACGTCACCATAATCGCTGCGCTTGATACCAACGTTCAAGCCAGCCACTGATGGAGGCACGCGGAAATTCGCCGCAATCCGTGATTCAGGAATATCAGCCAGGGTTTCAGCCGCCAATTTATGAAGGTCATACCCCATCTGTTCCACCTTCATTCCATGCGAAATAAATGCGGGTTCGCCCTTGCCATGCTTCTGTATCCACTGTCTTCCCATCCGATCAACTTCCTCTTGCGTTGAATCATCGTCTTCCTCTTTCGTGATCACAACCGAAGGCACTGCATTATTTTTCAGCAGGGAAAATATATAGGATGATGCTTCGTTGTCCTTATCCACTTCACGCGCAGAAAGTTCAATCGCGCCGATCCCTTTCGCAGGCTGTAATGGGTCAATCATCCACTTCCATTGAATGACATCATTCTTTGGAATTTGTATCTTCTTGCTATCGCCAGAATCGTATTCGTAGAAAGCTACAAACCCTTCGCTTGTGTTATGCCCTGGCGCAGGTGAGATCTGTCCATCATTGAATGGCCACAAATAAACGACCTTGCCGCTCGCCGATCTCTGCTTCCAGAAATAACAATTACCTCCTGTGGGGGCATAGGTAATCGCAAACTGCATCATCTCTGCCTCACCCATATCTGGGTTCGGGTTCCTGATCAACTTCATGATCGGGTGGTTATAGTCTGGTACGAAGCGTCCTTCTTCATCGTATCCAGCCAGCAATGGAGGTTCAGGGAATGAAAATGCCAGCGTCGTTACGCACGCGCTCACAGCAGAATTTACCCGATACCCCTCGCGGATTAGCCTGCTGTAAGAGATCAACGAAAAACTATGACGCACCCATTCAGGCACGAAAGAAAATAAAGAAGCCGCTTTGCGGAATAAACCAGTGAACCATTTCATTGGATTGTGCTCTTCCTACGTTTGCCGATCATTTCCAGCAACTTGTGATACGCGCTCGAAGCTGCATCCACCTGGTCATCATTGCGCCCGCGTGGAAACGCAAGACACTCTTCGATGAAGGCCTGATTCCATGCGCCCTGCAATAGAATTGCAAGCCCGCCTTGAAACGCAGATTCAAGGTCTGACGAACGTGTTTCCTTATCGCCGCTCACAGTCTCAAACTTTGCGGGAAATCCCATCAATAGGCGGTTGGTAGCCTCTGCCGAATCCTTGCCCGCCGAGCCTGGGTCTTGCTGGTGCCAAATGAAAACCTTGCCGTATTGCTCTCGATCGGTTTCAGACGTCTTCTTCATTTTCTGATCCCGCTCGTATGATGTGCCGCGTATACGCACGACATCGAGAATATAGAAATATCCGTCTGAGCAATACGCCATCAAAACGCCCGCAGTGAAATCGCCAGTGGATGAGTTCGCCTTGTCCCAATATCGCAAGACGAAAAGGATATTCACATCTTCAGGCAGTTTGGCAATTTTCCTGAACCATTCACGCTTGTATTTCTGACCCGCTTTCGGGTATGGCAATTGCTGATAAAGTGCGTTGAAAAAATAATCGTCTGACGTTTCTTTGACCTTCAGCATTTCATCGCGCGTCATAATTGCAGGACAAAGCACGTCTCCTGGCTCGCGCCCCAACGGGTCCTTCATAGGCAGATAAACGCCATCCAGCATTTTTGCGTGTTGCTCTTCGAGTGATACTGCGTATTCAGATTGATCCAGGGCAAAGCCAGGCAGGGCAATGATCGTCCATTGCTTGGCTTTACGATTGCTGATCATCAGCTTCATGAATCTGCCCGCTGGGTCGTCTGGGTGCCAGTGGGTCATGACCAGTACCATCGCCTTTGCGCGCGGCACTACAGATGATCTCAGCCAATCCCAAATATCGTCGCGTGTGGCTTCGCTTTCAGCTTCGCGGTAATCTTTGATTAAGTCATCCAGAATGACCAGACCCTTTGCCCGTCCTGTGAATGCGCCGCCCACACCCGTTGCGATCATCCCGCCTCGGTTTGGTTTGGCAAGATCCCACTTTGAAGTTGCGCGTGAGTCGGAGGACAAACGCACAGGCTCGTCTGAAGCGGAGAATTTTCCAAACACAGCCTGGTATCCCGATGAGGTCACAATATTTCTTACCTCGCGGCTGTTATCGGTGGATAAATCCGCGCCATACGATCCCATCAAAATACGCAGGTTCGGCAGCTTGCCCAAGGCGAACGATGGAAAAACATTTGAGACCGTTACAGATTTTCCATGTTGCGGAGGCGTCAAGATCATTAAGTTCTCAATGCCTTCCTTGGTATCGCCTGCAAGGAACTTCAATACCTGCTCGCAGTAATAGGCAATGTAACGGTGCATGTCGTAGGCGCGATACCAATCAGGATAGATATATTCGCCGAAGGACGCCATATCTTCACTGGCAAGCGTGCGCCCCGCCGCCTCTTCCAGGAATTGCTGCTGGTCAAATTGCAGGAAGGCATTATTCATTGTCCCCGCCTTCCCGATCCTCTTTTATTTCTTCAGCCATGGTTTTTGCGTCTGCAAGTACATCGCTAAATATCTGTGTTGTATCCAGTGCCTGCAATGCTTCCTGTTCTTTGCGATCTTTTTCAATTTTCGCTTTGAACTCGGAGATTTTTTCGGGTGTGTCCACGCCAGCCAACGAGAGCAATTTACCAAACGGAATACTTTTCAAAACTTCGTCCAGGTTCCCGCCCTCAGCGGTCAAATCAATTTCCGAGCGGTCCTTTAATACACCTGCAAGTTTGAAATGTAATTCGCGGTCATACTTGCCTTTGTAGTTGTCTTGCGCCGCCACGGTATACATGGCTTCCAAACTATCTGGCAGACGTTCAATCGCGCTTTTCTTCCAGACCTCCCCCACCATCGCATCAATACCAGGGTTTTTTGCGCGCCACACGCTGAACTGACGGTCACTGCTCATGCCAAGTAAATTCGCAAGTTGATCCTGTGTCTTCGGCCAACGGTGCTTCTTCGGCGTCCCCAGCCACATGATCAAAGCGGCAACACGGAACGGCCATCGTCCAACGCGCAATGACAAATACAACTCAAATAAATAGGGCGCGATCCTTTTGCCCTGCGGATCAAGCTCCCAGATCGCTCCGCTCTCAAATTCCTTGCGTGCCACCTCTTCTCGAGTACGAACCTCATCCGCGCTTAAAGCAGAATTAGACTCTTCTTCGGGAAGGTCAAGGTTGAGCATGAGTTGATACGAAGGAACTGTAATAGGCATAATAAGCTCCTTACACGTTCCTATTACGCTTACTCATGGCGCGTTGACCGCGAACCTCGGCCAGATCTTCGCGCATCAACTTGATTTCATCTGCCATTCTGCCGATGGCCGCGTTCATTTGTTCGCGTTGTGTTTGCAAAAACTGGCGATTCACTTCGGATTGCTGACCAATAAAAGCAACCATCTGCGAATTGGTCTCTTTCAACTGCTTCAAAAATAAAATCACAACGAACACCACAACGCCTGCAAGCGGAATTTGCAAAAGAAGGTTGATTACCGAATCACTCATAAAACCTCATTCATAGGGGACGGCATGTTGTTCAATCAACATGCCATCCCCATTTGTTATTTATTTTTACGAGCCGCAATCGTGCCGCTGGCTGCATCGGGTAATGTAATCCATCCAGCCTTGATAGCCAGACCGTCAAAGACGCGCTTGAGAAGTACGTTGTAGATGAGTGTTGCGAATGATGTAGGGACAGCCAATGCAACCAGCAACGAACTGACGAAGCCGAAGAACGCGCTCACGAATGTCACAGGGTCGGTGAATGCAGGAAATGCAGGAATCGCCACGCCGCCCCAGTACACTGCCAGAATAAGTGACACGCCATACAAAAGCACGGTAAGCCATTCACGCTTCACCTCGATCTGCGGCCAGCGGTCCATCACGATCTTGAGCGCGTATAGAATCGCCGAGGCAAACAAACCGATCACATACAACTGCACGGCATCGGTTACAGCAACGGGCGGCGCTTCACCCTGCGCGAATGCAGGCATCACAAAAAATGCCGAAACAAACAGAACAACGAGTAAAACAAAAAAAATCTTTTTCATCGTACAAATCTCCTTTTTGAAATAGATAACAAAAAAAGCGCCCGACACCTCCCGAAGGGGAGTGTCGAGCGCCTCTCAACCAATTTTTTGTGACTGCCAGAATCCTTGCGGATTGCTGTCACAGCAGAATATTTATTTGTAGATAAATTTTAACATTAAATGAGTCAATGTCAAGATTTTAATTAAAGCACAAACGCCACGGCCTGAGGGGGGCAGGTCATGGCGTTTGCAAGTCGAATTATAGAATCTTTTCGTAAATTGTCAACTGCCAATTCTTAGCAATGCATCTCCAACCATCAAAGCCTCTTCCAATAAAAAGTTGAATTGCCGCAAATACTCGATCTGTTTCCACGCCGCGCGTTCAACCTCGCTCATTCCTTCAGCCATCTCCTGCACCCTTGAAAAACAAAGCTGGAGCTTCTCCAGCTCCAGCGCATAAACTTCCTTTGGGTTTATATTGTATTGCCCGCTCCGCATGATTGCCTCCCTATTCTATTTGGCGTATTCGCCCTTGTGGTTCAATCGGTCACTGATTTCCCGCAATTCTGCCGCGATGTCTGTCAAATCTCCAACGTGTCCCCAGTGGTGCCCGCCCTGCCCGCTTGCCGCGCGATCATGCGCCTGCAATCCAACCTTGATTTCCCTCAAAAGTTTCTCAATCTCAGCCTGCTTTTCCTCGTATTTTTCGAGGCTTCCTTCGCGGCTTGCTAAATTGCGCTTCTTTGCGTTTGCCTTTCGAATTTGCAAAATGTTCTGTTTCATGTTGATCTCCTTTGTTTGATTTTCATCATTAGGATGTAGTACCCAAAGGAAGTCAAGCCATTTGTGTTGATAAAAGAACTGGCGTTTGTCCGCTGAACTGCGCCCATCTTTCAATCGTCACTGCCGCGTAGATCGTATCCAACTCCACTGCCCTGCATCGCCTCCCGAGTTGCTCACAGACAATTAAAGTTGTCCCGCTCCCAACAAATGGGTCAATCACTATATCGCCAGGCAAGCTCGAATTATTCAGCGATCTCTCCACCAGCGGAAGCGGCTTCATGGTTGGATGATCGTCACTGCGCTTCGGTCTATCTATTTGCCAAACATCTGATTGTTTGCGGTCTGTAACTTCTCGCACTCGTGAAGCGTCGCTTTTCCATCCATACCAGAGCGGCTCGAATTGCGTATGATAGTCTTTGCGTGAAAGCACAAGTTGATCCTTCATCCAAATGATCGTACTTGACCAATGGAAGCCTTTATCCCTCAAGACCTTGTCAATCACGGGCCACTCCTGCGCGCTCATTGCCAAATAGATCAACGCGCCTGGCTCGCAAGCATTCCAAATACTATTCACTGCCGCGCGCATGAACTCAGGAAATTTCTCTCCCAAATTATCGTTTTTCATTGTTCGTTTTTTATAACCCTGAGGGTTATCTTTTTCAATGTGCCCGCCATAATCCACATTCCATGGCGGATCAGTCCAGCAAATCTGCGCTTTCTCTCCCTGCATCAATTTATCCATCACGCTTTCATCTGTGCAATCTCCAACAAATAACCGATGATTTCCCAACGTCCACAATTGACCTTCTTCCACTTTCCATTTCTGAACCAATTCATCGGCTTGATCCATAAGTTCAGCAGGATCGGCGGTTTCCTCCTGTATATTTGCATCCGCCTGAAGAAGTAACTTCTGCAATTCCTTGTCCAGAAAACCGAGCGAATCAAAATCCAGACCAAGCGCAGCATCCTGCGCGATCACATCCGCGTCCCACTCCAAATCAATTTCAGCCACGCGATTATCAAGGTATGCCAATCGTCGCGCCTCACCTGCAGAGTCTTCAAGATCTAAATCCTGACGCTGAACGACAACGAGTTCATCCCGATTGGTTGGAATGATCCGCACCTTCATTCCCGCCTTCCTCGCCGCCTCCAACGTCTTATTACCAGCAATCACATGCCCATCTTTATCCACCAGGATGGATCGCCCTGCTCCCAATTCCTTTATGGATTGCTCAAGCAGTTCTCTTCCGCGCCCTGTGCCTTTATTCGCATTGTGATTGTCATATTGTAAATTGTCACTCATACATCCTCCGCTAATATCGGGTTTTTGCCCGTCAATAAATACCACCTCTCTAATGTAGCCGCCACATATTTGGGCAACAGTTCACTGCCATAACAAATTCTGCCCATCACCTCGCAGGCGATCAACGTTGTCCCGCTTCCGCAGAATGGCTCAAAGACGATCTCGCCGCGCTTTGTATAAAGCATCAAATGACGGATTGGCAACTCCAACGGAAACGCCGCCTCATGTCCGTTTGACCTGGCATTGCCTTTTATATCGTCCCAATATGCGCGCAGCGCCCACGTTGTTCCCGTCCATTCCTGCCCGCGTTGTTTTCCTTGTTTATGATAAAAAGTCAAAAGACTCTGCACATCGTCTTCGCGCACAGCATCTTCAAATTTCATCGTCTGACCTTCAGCGTGTTCGTATGTCCCTAAAAATTCACAATGCTGATCTATCACATCCGCCCTGGGCGATGTACTCATCAATTGTCCCTCCTTCAGCCAATGACGTACATGCCGCAAATTCCAACCGCGAGATCTCAAATCATTTGTCCACTGGTCAATCAATAGCAATACATGCCGCTTTGCCTTCTTGTCGAATGCGGTTGTAAATCCAGTGCCCGTATTGATCACAATTCTACTTTCGTCTCTCCGCGTTACTGCGTCAATCACGCCGCATATTTGTTCAATGAATTCTGAAATCTGTTCTTCGCTCGTCTGTGTTTCATATCCCTTGCCCACCCAATAAGGCGGACTGGTAAAGGTCAAAGCCGCCTTGTCGCTTCCCATCAGACGATCCATGTTCCCCATGTCAGTTGCATCTCCGCAGATCAACCGATGGTTTCCCATCTTCCATACCTGTCCCACCTCCACGCCCCATTTGACGGTCAGCTCGTCGCCCTTTTCGCTCTGGTCACCTGGGTCTTTTCCTGCTTCATCCCCAATTCCAGCCTGATCCAGCAACTGGCGCAACTCCCCCTCGAGGAAACCAACCCCATCAAGTTCAAGACCTGCCGCCATATCGTCAGCCAATTGCTCTGCATCCCAATTCAAGTCCAATTCACTCACGCGATTATCCATGTATGCCAGGCGTCGAGCTTCACCAGATGAATCATTCAGATCCAGATCAGTTCGTTGAACAGCGACCAGCTCATCCCGTCCCGCCTGAACGATACGGACTTTCAACCCTGCCTCCTGCGCCGCATCGAATGTCTTATTGCCAGCGATCAACTTTCCATTCTTATCCAACAGGACAGAACGTCCGCCTCCCAGCTCGCGCACCGACTGAGTCAAAAGTTTCTTGCCGCGCTCCGTGCCTTTATTGGCATTATGTTCATCGTGAGTGATTTCCCCCTCTCCATTTGTACTCAAATGGGGAGGGGTCAGGGGTGGGGTCGGGTTATTCGTCATCGTCTAAATCTCCCATCAACTTCAATGCCATCTTGCGGTCTTGATGACTCTTCGCATCAGGCTTCACAGCCACAGCCACCATCGCAGTAATGATCTCTGCGCGATGTTTCCACAAAGGACTCCCCTGTAGTTTATGCACCATCTGATCAATCAAAGGATTTTTATTGCGCCATGTGACGATTGCTCGATCACTTGAAAGTCCCAGGTGAAAGCGCGCAAGCTCATCTTGTGTTTTGGGTTCTCTTCCCCCTTTGGGCGTCGAAGCCCATGCAATGTACGCCGCAACCCTCCAGGGCCATCCGCCCTTATACAACTCCAGATAATCTTCCAACCAGCGCGGAGCGCCAGCCCTGCCATACAACAACTCAAGAGCCTTGCGTGCAACATTGCTCTTCTCTTTTGCATCCTCAGGTGATTGTGATTCATCTTCTGGTTCTGCAATGTCCAGATTCAACGACAACTGATAAACAGGTTTTACGATTGGCATTCGATACTCCTATCTCCCCCGCCCGAAGGGATAATGACGCCCGCTTAAATGCGAACGTCCAGCGTGGGAGCGGGCCCGCACGCCAGACGTTCGTAAAATGATTTTAGAACGCTCGTTCTATTTTGTCAAGCCTAACGGCTTGCGTGAGCGGCGGACGGAACAACTGTCAGAATAACCGTGTGAGTCATTCCGTCCGCTCCACGCATTTGTTAGCCGCGTTATTATTTATGTGGATGAATTACAACATCATCGAATGGGAGTTCTTCGATTGCGACTGATTCGGAAACAACAATCATTTCAGCCGTTCCCAAAGAAATTGGAATGATCGGGGAAAAATCTTCTGGGTGCATATCTTTGTATTCGCTCAAACTTTCGTAGTGCTCTATTTGTTTGCCTTCGTCGCTGATGGTTATGTACATAATATTCTCCAAGTGCCATTTGAACAGCCAGAGCGGGCTAACGGTTTGCGTTACCCGCTAATGACGGCGGGCTTGGATTCACTGTCAGATTTGGCGTGCCCGTCATTAGTCGGGTGCACGCTTTGTTGGGCGCTGGCAATGTCTTGCAAAATTACCGCTGCCCGTGTTCGTAGACCTTCATACAACGAAAGATAATTGCTGTCGCTGTACGGTGTATAACTCACTTCGGTGAGAAACTCGATTAGGGTTGCATTCAAATTAGCAACGCCAACATTCGCAAGAGCAAGTTCGATTTTGTGTTTGCGAAGCGTTTCAATTTCATCCGCCGCAAATGTCATTGTGTTGCCCCACCCATCATGACCTTCTTCGGCTATCTCTTGCGCTTGATTTCTTAGCAATACGACAATATCCATGCGATTTACTCCTTGCGCCACGAAACGCCCAACGGCGAGCATTACCTGCGCCGCGATTTTATTAGACTACTCAATTTCAGCCGCAGACTTAGCGGCGTCAGGTGCATGCAATGTTGGGCGCGTTGATGGTTTCAAATACACATTGCCGCCAAACATTGCGTTTACACGCTCAATATCCCAGCCTTGCGGAATTGGAAATGATCGTTCCCATATCCAATTATCGCATTCCTCATTTGCCCCAAGAACGAAAATAGTATTATCTTCTTCAAGGCTTGTGCAAATTTCTGGAAATTCGCCAATGTCAAAATCCGCTTCCGCTTGAATGTCATCGAAGAACTTTCCAAAATCATCTTCGTTATAGTCGCCGTCTGACGGCTCATAATATGTTGCCATGCGATTTACTCCTTTGCGCCACGAAGCGCCCAACTATGATTTAACCAGCATGTCCATATCTAGACATGCCTTCGCCAGCATTGCTGCCACACTACGACAATGAGGCATCCAAAAGCCCTCATCCACGACAATCTCAACAGTCGTTGAGCGTACCCGCCGTGATGGGTTTCCGCGATAACGCACAACTATCAACTTTTCTCCAAACCTCCTCACTAAATTTTCCGTACCTGCGTCGCCAGGTCGTAGAGTTTTCAAAACATGACCAGTTTTTTTCATTTCATACCTTGCCGCCTTCATGCAATGGCATAATCAGATTGATAGCGATCTTCTTATCAATCCACCAGGTGCGTTTCGCGCCACAAATCTCACATTCAATATCATGCACGGTTCCCTCGGCAAGTCCCATTGTTTTTATTAGCGGCAATACAAGGGTCTTGCCTTTAAAATCCCCACCTGGGGCAAACGTCTCGCGGAACAACAACAAACGCTCCACAGCATCCCCGCGCTCAAGCCCTGACAAGATAATCCCAAGCGCATGGCCATCATGCCTCTTGCACATCCACAACTTCCCAGCTCGTCCGTCCGTCAAAATTCCGTCCATTGAAATTCTCCTTTCAACTTTGACAATTATCCAACTCAGTCATCATTGACCACCGTCCCCTTGCGGCATCTCACTCCACTCACGCCCATCCAGCACACGCCCAGCCATTCCCTTTCCAACACAGCACATCATTGTGCCATCCCAATCAATGGGTTTATGCCGAAATGTAGTGCTATCGGTAATCCACGGCAAATGATCCATCGGAGCCCAATCTCCCCATTGCTTGAAAAAGAAAGGAATATCATTCGCCGTGCAAAAATCACGCGCAGATCTCGCCCAATTCGGGTGCATGATTCGCGCCCGCGCTCCGCTCTCTCCGCCACATACAAGTTGATTCAAAAACTCCCATCCTTTCCAATCAACCTTACTCAAAGCAGGTTCGTAACTCACCCATGTTTTCCAGCCCATCTCACTGACCTCGCTAAAATCAGCCCAACGTTCTTCTGCGCGTTTGTCGTTCTCGATACTAACGCCCAGATAAACATTTTCAAGCGGTTCAATTCGTGAAGTCAAGCCCTGAATAAAACCCATCATTCGCCGCGGTCTCTTTGTCAAAACCTGATAGGTATGCTTTCTCGTTTCGCGCATGATCTCAAACACCTTGAGCAAATATTCATCTGACACGTCATCGTGAAACAGATCGCCCATATACTCGACCAACACGCGCTGGGGCTTACGCCACTTCAAAGGTTCGCCCAAACGTTCTGGAATCAATGTAATCTTCCCCGTCCAATGACCGCGAGCATCTACCACATCCTGATATTCAGGTCGCCCCATCGCCCGCAGCCGCTTTGCCATCGCCGCAGCCCAGCAATTCACGCAACCTTCGCTCTTGATCGCGCATCCCGCCAGCGGATTCCAAGTCCGATCACCATATTCAATATTTGTTTTACTCATCGCGCACCTCCATAACAGTCAACTGCTCACGCTTCCACCAAATAATCTCGAAATCATCTAAATACAACTTTCCTCGATATGTCTTCAGAAAGAAATTGAAAAACTTATCAACGGCGTCATATTCGCTGCCAAAACCGTCACGCTGCGCAAGTCTTCTTATTTCATCCCTGGACAGCCACTCAGAAAACTCTGGAGACGTGATCGTCATGATCCGCTTCTGTAATGGAAGGATCAAGATTGATACAACACCAATGCACGGAGCCTCAGCAAATTTGAAAGCCTTTTTCGTTCGCAAACCTATGTACATCTGGAGTACGTCCCCAACTTTTGTTGGATGTTTCCTCCGCCTCCGAATCGTATGTCGCTTTGACCCATCTAATATCATTGGCACAAATTAACTTTGAAAGTTATACGCTGGCATCATGTACCTCATTCATCCTTCATAATTCACAATTCATCATTCGCCACGTCCCCTCCCCTACACATGCCTGATGTCCATTTCCGCGCCCACACCCAGCGCACGCACGCACGCACGTACAAAGCGGGGGATTATTGGCGGTTAAATTCATTTTGGCGGTTAAGAATTCAACTAATCCATGTATCAATGGCATCTTCCAAAGCCTTCACCGCTTCATCGGAATTCTTCGCGCCAGCTTCAACCGCAGCCTGTACTCCGCTCCCCAACTCCCCATTCAACGCAGATACCAACAACGCCCAAGCCATCGGAGCAGCTTTCTTTTTTTTATTCATCTCAACTACCCAATCCACAGCTTTCTGCACACGCGGATCAGTAATCGGTTGCGCTACTCTCACATTCAACTCCATGCGCCGCGACGGAATAATATTTTTATGTCTCGCCATCTGATCTCCAAATCAAATCCGTTTCACAATCCGTCGACTACTTCATTCGTAGTGCCGCCTTATACAACCCGCGGCTGATTGGCATAATCGGATCGTCGAAAAACACAGCACGCCCATTGAATTTCTCGGTCAAATGGTTTCGCAATAAGATCGCGCCGCCGCCAACTACAAAGACTTTTGCAAAACGCTCCCACTCCTCACCGCGCCATTTCTCATTCAAAAAGCGATCAACCTCAGTCCACCACGCATCGAGAAACGGATTTACGCTGAACTGCTCAGGCAACTCGTCCGATTGTAGTAACTCGCTCCATTCCCCAAAATAATAGCGGTCATGCGGATCAGAAACAGATTTCAACCAGCGCACCCCAATCGGCTTACCGCCGCAATAACGACGTGTATCAATATCCTTCCACGTCACCTGTGTTTCGACAGTTGACGAACCAATTGAAATAGCGCCATTCTCGCGCTTCATTACCTGCGCCCTTGCATCGTCAATTGGGTTCCCATCCATTCCAAAGACATAATCCGTCTGCACGCCAAAAGCCTGCGGGGCAAGCCCAACCTTCACAATCGTCGCGGACATATTTGTCCCGTCCGCCAGCCACTCATGCAACCCGCCAATCCAACCCTTAATCTGGCGATTCCATTTATCAACCTGCCCTTTATCTCCATCCAACAATTGATATGGCAAACCAACTACTACCTCAATCGGCTCTGAATAATCCACGCCAAATTTGCGCTGATATGCCGTCAATGCCCCCGCTAAAATTGCACGCATCTCAATGGTGGCATTCGTCAATTGATCCATCGAAAAGTTTTCCAACGGTTGAATTCCCGCGCGGTGTGCATTATGACCAACGAACAATTCATGTCCATCCATCTCAACCAGCATCGGTCGATTTTTCTTCGAGCGGCTTACCAACTCCGCGCTATTCCCGCCAGGCAGCGCCGCCAGACTTGGAAACAAAATGCTTCCAGCCACGCCTGTTATCTTTACTGACGAACGTCCCATATCCACACCAAGTTTTATATTCATGTCATTTCTCCTTTTATATGTTTTGAATTTTTACTTACTATCCAACGAACCTTCCATCACCGCTCTGCCTTCTTCGGTCAACTCAAACCCCTGCCTCTGATCCTTCTCGCTTCGCGGCTTGAGCAATCCCCTGGCTAACATAACTGACCTCAACAGCTTTATCTCTGCCACGGAAAACGGTTTACCACCTCCAGACCACGCCCCCTCAGTAAAAGGAATCCCGTTCAACAAACCCTCCGCCAATTTCCGCAACTGGCTATCCGTACATGGCAAACTGATCAAGTCCACCTGCAAACTGCCTCCTTCTTTGATGTGATTGACCTGCACCTTCACCAGACGCGGCTCTGTTCTGTGCGAAGTTGAAGACTCAACCACTCCATCCCCATTCAGATCGCGCTGCATAACCTTTTCCGCAGTCAATACCAGCCAGCGCCGTTGCAGGAATAGCCACGAGAAAAAAGGCATCACTCCGAAAATAACCAATGCCACCTTCCATCCACTTGACCATTCAAACACCCATGACAGGATCAATACACCGAACGCAAGAAGTCCGCTTGTGATCATGGCTTGTAACAGCGGCACCACCACCCCTGCATTCTGGGTGTGCAAAAACTGACGGTCTGAATAGTGAAGCGTCTCCTGTGGATAAGCTGGGGCAGATTGCGCTTGTGTAACTTGTGTTTTCTCAAATGTGCTCATTTCTCCTCCGCATCGATGATCAACGGTTGCACCATCGCCACACCCGTCGGATCATTGCTTTTACTTGCGGCGCTTGCCAAAACTCCAACGTGCCGAATCGCTCCTGCAGTCTGTATCATCAATCTGTCAGGTTCGTTGCGCGTGTTGAGCAAGAGCGTCGTATTCGTATTCGGGTCCGTCAGCGAAACGATCCCTTTACCCGCATATTCAAGCACCAACGGATATTGACCAGTTGACTTATCCAAATAAATAAGTTGCGCCTTCACCATCGCCGCGCGCGCCACCGCTTTCCCACTCCCATAAATGGCAATGCTTCCGCTTGCGCCAACAGACAGGATCACGATCACCAGCGAGATAGTAATGGCGATCCCGCTCCAATATGTGACCATCTCCATCGCATGTTTTTTATTCTCAAGCGCCGCATCTTTCACTTCCTGCTCCCGCTCTGCATTCTGGATCGCAATCTCATCCAGCTTGATCTGCTGCTCACGCGTGCGGGTCGCATCCATCGCTTGTTGCTCCGCTTCGATATGCATCACATCCGCCTTGGCAACATCCTTCGGGTTTGGCGCACAGCCAGCCAATGCCAGGGAAACCAATAATACAAATAGAACCTTTTTCATTGTGCCTCCATTCATTGAAAAAATATCAAATACAGAGCCAGTCCGCTAAAAAAACACGCACCAATCATCAACACCAACGTAATCAAATACAATTTTCTATCGTCCATCTTATAAAATCTCCTTTCTCGATGAACCAAATGAACCTAGTTAATGAACCTGACCGTCATTCCGCTTCATTTTCACTTCATAAACTCACTGCCGTAATAGGCGATGTTTTCAAAAAACGATTAAATATCTTTACTTCATAAAGGTTCATAAGGTTCATTAAATATGCGCTCGGATTGGTTTTCACCCCACCCAAAACGCCTCCACGCCAGTCAAAAACCAATTTAATGAAGCAAATGAACCTTTATGAACCTAAAAACAGGGTTCCGTACCGTTCATTTGAAAAAAAATCGCGCATATTTTTTCCTAATGCCGTATGCCCCCCTTTTTGCTTCATAAGCTTCATAAGGTTCATTAATCCATTCATTACTTTTCGTCTCCATCTTGATAATCTTCCATCCATTGCGCGTTGGCAGATGGAACATAATCATCCAATCTCGCCTGCGCTGGCTCAGACGCAACTGGTTCAGCCTCGTCCTCGCTCTTATAGTTCGGGTTGTAATCATTTTCTAAATCCAACCCCAGCCGCATTCGCGCAATATCCAAACGCTTCCTTTCCAAAACTACCGCAAACCCGCCCCCTGCGCTTCCAGCACGCTCCACGGGCAGCCGAAATGCCTCGTGACAAACTTTGCCCGCTGTCTGGCTCTGCGTTTTCTTGCGTCGCTTTTTTTCTTCCTCGGTTTCATCAATACTCTCAAGATCGAAAAACTCATTCAAAATCTTCGCCAGATCTTTATACAAAATGTAGCGCACTACCCCGTGCTTGCCCAATTTTCCGAACTTCACTAAATTCTTATATCCGCTCACTTTCTGTGCGTAGATCGGGCTTGCCTTCGGCTTGATTCCATCCTCCAAATCCTTTGCAATTTCCGCCGCCAGCGCCGCGCGCAAAACCATCGCCTCAAATGAACCCGATAACTCAATCAATTGATCTTCAAAATTTGCCCGTCCGATCACAAACAGATCGTTGAATAAATCCATATCTTTTTGTTTGATCGCCATCACCTTTACCGCGCGAAATAATTGATTCGTGCGCGCATCCACCAGCACATCATTTAATTTATGTGTTGCGCGTTCTTCCTTTGTTAACTCAATCCGTGGCATCCATGTTTCCAATCGCCACCGCAGGCATATATTCCGAATCCCCTCAGCCTCTTCCTCCAACTCAGGCGGATAATATCCAGGCTCATATCCATCTCTATCGAGCGTAATCATGTCAGTCTTTGTCAAATAAAAAGTCATGAAGCGGCTTTCAAGCCCTTTATCTTTCGTGGGCTTATAACCAGTCGCCATTGTCGGACCATAAATCGGCGTGTTCGCAGGGATAAAAGTTTTTCCGTTTGGCGTCATCACTTCCATCATCTTGAATGAATGTGCCATGCGACGCATCGGACGCGCCTTCATATAGCCCGCCAGTGTCCCATCGTCCCGCTGAAGCGCGGAGTCATACTCATCAATCATGTCAGTCGCGTGATAAATTTTTGCCAGCCCCTCATGTGATTTCGCCGTAGTAGTGGCAGCCGTCACTGCGAACCGATAAGAAGTCAGTCCCACCAAATACATCAAATCAGATTTACCGCTTCCAGCAGGCCCCAAACAGCGCAGCATATTGATCGTATCGAAACAATCGTACACATGCGTATTGACTGACCACACCGCGCTGAATTTGAAAACGCTTTTATCTTCGGCATAAAAGAATTTCTTGTAAAACTCGGCATTCATTTGGATGATCTCAGCCGTTGTGTGCTTCTCTCCCACCCGTGACGGGAACTTGATCGCGGAAGAGTGGAACTCGATTTCCTCTTGTATCGTCTGGTCGTATGCAGGCGGAATCAAAATCTTATTTTCCAGCGTCAGAGTCTTCCCCCATCCAATCTCTCGCTCATCATTCTTGATGCTCTTGATATGCGCCCATGCCAGCCGCAATTTCTGCGCCTCGCGGTCGTAATACATCTCTACCAAATGCCCGCTGTCTTTATTATCGCGGTTCTGAAACCATCCCCCGTATGTTTCAATTTCAGGAAGCCCATCTTCGCTATCGCCAGCCTCAGCCGCAACCTTCACCTCAGCCCGCAGCCATTTGTTGTATGCAGTAGCAGCCTCCGCCTTTGAAACATTTGGATAGATCGCAAGCGATAAATCCCGTGACAAATTCACCCGTTGCGTTTCTGGGATTGAAAGAATCATCGGGCGCACGATCTTATCTATCATCTGATTCCGCGCATGACCGCCCAACGACCCCGCATGTCGCGCCGCCAGCACCACAATCCGCTCCGCCCTCATCGGAATTTCATTCACCAGCGCATACCCATCAGTTTTATCTGCCTTTGTATCACGGATAAACTGCGCGATGTCATTCACGTCCTTGAGGGTTTTCTGCTTTCCGTCTGGACGCATCCATTCTTTTTTCGGTGTCCGACCCACCCACAACATCGCCCCCAGCGCGTTGGACAATTCGAATTTATTATCGCGTCCCGTTACTACCTTTTCCCCTGCCGCGTCCGCATCGGTCACGTAAATAAATTCCTCATAATCATTCAGCCAATCATCCACCTCTCCGTTCTCGACCAAATGTTCCCACGAGGAACCACATAACCCGACAGCAGGCAAACCGAATTGTTCGTATGTTTTCGAATCGCCCTGCCCTTCCACAACATAAAGCAACGCGCCTTTTTCCTGACCCTCCAAATGATGATGACGATACAACGAATTCCGAAATGCGCGGCGCTTGCCGATCAAACCCTCATTCGGGTTGCGACTTTTCCGCTCCTCATCGAACCCAGGCAGAATTCGCCCGCTCAAATACTCGATTCGCCCATCGAACTTATGCGCGTACACCAGCGCAGGTTTATCCATCAACCCACTGACGTAATTCTTAGAAAAACTATGCGGATCAAGACCCCGCGACGTTGCCCACTCTGCGACATTCCCCTGAAACCCCAATATCACTACCGCCTCTGGTGAGAGCAGATCAACTCCGTGCATTTTCAACTCTTCGCGCATTTCCTTCTTTTCAGCAACAGTAGCCCGCCCGCTAAAGCCAAGCGTCCCGCCGTTTTGAATCGTCCCCAACTCCCACCCACGATCCAGCGCGTAATTCAACGCACCCTCATCGCCAGCGCGAACAACTTTCCCGTCCTTGTCAGTTGTCCCCAACAGCCAGCGGCGCATGACATCCATTGCCACGCGATACGCGCCCTGTTTTGCCTGCGCTGCCTTTCGTTCAGGCATCGATGCAGTAGCAGGAAGCAGATCAATTCCAGCCCGTTGCGCTAAATTTCGCAAAGCCTCATCAAAATCCCACCCTGGATTTTTCTTCATCACCCAATCAAACTGACTCCCGCCGTCATTGCATGAACCGAAGCATTTCCAACGCCATCCTCCCTTATGGTTCGGAGGATACACAACCAATGACCGATTATTCTTATCGTTGTGAAACGGGCAAAATCCAACCCACCCCCGCCCGCTCTTCTTCAACTTAACCGAAGCGATTTCATTCACCAGTTCGGATAAATCCACTTGCGCTTTGATGTCGTCAACAATTGTCATTTTCACCGCTCACACCATTCAGATTTTTTCAAACCGTCCACACACCATTTCTTACAACATGTTCAGAATTTTCGAGCCGCTTACCGAGCCACCCACCATAAAAAAAAAGAAGTGACCGACCCCACCCCCTCCCCTTGCCTGTTCATGCAACATAACCCCATGTTATGTTGCATCCTTTTTTGACCGCCACGAACCTTTTCTACACAGCGCACGCGCCCATTGCAAAACGCAAGGGAAAAGGGAAGTTCTCGATTCTTTCTACTACTGCAATAAGAGTGAAGGACTGACATTAACACTGACCCAGCCTCTCCAACGCCACGCGGACTTGGTGTCCTATCTCACTCACACACTTGACCACCTCATCCATCTCCACCTGTGCAGGGGACAGTAGCGCATCCAATCCAGTGCGGTCACGTGCCTGCTGTATCCGTACCTGCGTGAGCGGGACCGTATGCTTGATTACTGCCAACTCAGCGCCTATTGTTTCCAGCGCCGCGCGGATCTCCGTGTCCCGCTTGTTTGCCCTACTCATTACCCTTACCCTTCAGCATGTTGGTCATCACCTGTTCGCGTTGACCTGCTTCCACGTCCCGCTTCTGCAACTCCATGTAATGGTCAAGACCATACAGGGCAAACACGGTCGCCCCCGCCGAAATGACCACGATCCACAGTGCCTGCACAATCTCGACCTCACCTTGATCCATAAGCCACAAGCTCAACGGAACCATCATGCCCAATGAACCAAGTACGTAAGCCGCCAGGCGTGGCAGTTCTCTTCCAATCCACAATCGCCACGGCAGGTAATGGAGCAATCCTTCTGTCAACACCACGATCACGATCAAATCCCTTAGTCTCATTTGCAACCTCTGCCCTGTAGATTTCTCTTTCCGCATATAACAAATTCAAAAGTAGCAGTAGACCCGCGCGCCAAGCGGACACCCTCTCCACAGGGATGGGTATATATTCGACCGTCAATCTCACTACCAACTCGGCGCGCTTAGTCATTCATTACTCGACCTTGCCGTCGTACATGTGCTTGCGCTCTTCCGTGATTTGCGCTTCAAACCATTTCCTGATCTCAGCCATCGGAATAGTGATACCCTTATGAGGAGCCTTGGCAATAAACGCCCACTTGAATTCTTGATGTAATATCCATGCCAATGACCAGCATACGCCATCAAAACAGCCTGTTTTTTGACCTGAATAACCAAGGCTGTTCAAATACCACTGACAAACATTGAGAGCCAAATCTGCGGGACCAGAGCCGCCATAGCCAAACTCAAACCCGCCTGGCGAATGATGAACGACCAGGTGCGGCACATTCGTGCGAACAATGGCGTGATCGTTATCACCATCTCTCTGCAAAACTAATGCCTGATTGAGAGATATGTGACCTTCAATATATGTATCCTCGAATTCTTGTTTCTTGCATTCATCTTTCATTGTTCCTCCATGGCCTCTACAAATGAGACCCATACCAGCCTCCACCGATTTTGGATTGCTCAATGGCTTTTTACACCGAGAGCAATAACTTATTCGACTCGCGCCGAAAAAAGACAATTGTTGAAGCATCACTTCCTGCCTTTCTTTTTCATCACCTTCTCGATATTGCGCTCTTTCTTCTCGTACTCATCGGCAAAGCCCGTGAGTTCATTTCGCATTCCTTCTTCCGTCAATTTCACTTGCTCCCATTGATAGGGGTCAATCAACTCTGTAATCCCTTCTCGCACAAGCGTTGCCAACGTGCGCGGCTCAACAGCATCCAATTCCCATGACGATTCGCCGAATTGATCTGCATAAGCCTGGTATCGGCTGTCTGTTTCCTTCGCGGGATTTTCGGGCGGATTCCATTGCTCGACCTGGTCATAATTCAAAGCCAGCCGATGGATTTGGATAAAGTCCTCCACTTCATATCCCCTTTCTTCAATCCAATTCTTCAGCCCCGAAAACATCACCAGACGCTCTGTGATGTCTCGCGTCATATCAATCCCACTCGGATCATGGTCGCCAAAATAGAAGATGTGGATTTGATTTACAACCTTATCTTGATCTCGCAAGACTTTATAAAGTCGCTTCCCAGCCTCGTACATTGCCGATGATGATGAGTAGCCTTTGTTCGCTGTAAATCGAACATGCAGCTCTCTGCAAACTGGCTCCAAAATGCCGCTCAATGCGTCCTTCTCGACCATCACTTCCGCGTACATCGTTTGACCCTGCCACCGATCCACGCGGAATTGATTCGCCGCAGCTCGCACGATCTCCGCAGGTGACGTCCACGCCACAGGGATGGTCGTCTCACGTCCGCGATCCTCGATCATGCCCCAATCAATCAGACCAGCCAAACGCGCATCGCTGATCAAGTTCCCAACCCGCTTGTACGACTTGACCGTGTTCTCGATGTAATCCCTTGCTACCAACTGGTAATACAACTGGCGCAGGCTCAGGCGATAACCCTGCGCTCGATATTCGCTCAGAATGCCATTCGCAGTTTCGATCAGCTTCATGCTCTCTGCATTGAATCTATGGTCAATAAATTTCTCTTTCATTGCCCATCTCCCTTGTCATCTAGGAGTTTCAACACGAATTTCAATTCCTGCTTGCCCGTTTCCAATTTCAATTGAATCAGCGCAAGCGGTGCGTTTTCAAACACAGTCGCAACTGGATAATGCCCGCGTTCGTCCTCTTCATACGCCGCCAGCCGCTCCGCAATCAGTTTTTTATTGATCGCCAACATACGCTCGCGCCGAAGAATTTCCTCAGCTGCGATTGTTCGCGCTTTCGGGGTGTTCGCTTCTCCGTCGCGCACTATTTCCAGCAATTTGCTAATCATAAGATTTTGGAGTCTGCCGCTCATCACATCACCTCCAACGCCGCGCGGACTTGGCTATCCCGCACGCCGAAATACAAATCTGTCGTCTTCACATCCGCATGGCGCATTTGCCTGCGGACTGCGTTCCTGCGCGCCATCTCTGGCACGCCGATTTTCGACAAAGCATCGTTATATGCGTAAGCGAACGTATGCCGTAGATCATGCGGCTTCAAATCCACAACGTTTCCAGCCGCGCCAATCATCTTGATTCTGCGCCACACTGTACCGCGCGTAATACGTTGCCCATTCCAATCAGTGACAACCGCCTGCGCTTCAATCCCCCGCATCGTGAGCCATTCGGAAATTTCATTCATCGCCTCGGCGCTTATATCAATCGTCTCTTTTTTTGCGCCCTTGCCATACACGCTGATTTTGTTCGAGACAAAATCCAGGTCTGAAACATCCAACCCTGCGACCTCGCTCTCGCGCAACCCCGCGCTATTGAACAAGATCCAAATTGCTCTGTCGCGCAGTCCAAGCCATAAATGATTTTCTGTCTGATATTTCAGATGTGATCCCGCCCCAACGACCGCATTCAACTTCTCCATCTCCGTCCCCGACCTATCACGCGGACTCGGCTCCACAGGCTGACGTCTGACCGATATAGTCGGGTCATATTCAAGCATCCCTGCTTCCACTGCCCAATGCACCAGCACGCGCATACTGGCAAGCCTGCGGTTGCGGCTGGCTGGCTTCACTGCTTTATCTGCATCCTGTCCCGCAAAATACTTTTTCACATCCGTCGCATTGAGTTGATCGGGCGAAAATGAACTCGCATTCTCACGGTGAAAGAACTCAGAGAAATGACGCAAATCCTGCATATATGCGCTGATCGTTATTTCAACGCGGTCATGCTCGCGCAGCCAAAATTTGAAATCATCCATCCAATGAGATGTCGAAACTTCCAACTGGGTAATATCAATTTGAGGAAACATTGACCGCCTCCATCACCCCATTATTGATCGCGCAAAAATCACGCGCATCTTCCAACTCGTGAAACGAGCATACATATTCCTGATGCCCGTTCACATCCTTGAAAACATTCCATTGATCGTTCGCATGATCGTGGTGATAGCTAAACATGGCTCACCTTCACATGGACGGGGCATTGATCATTGTCCCCGACCTTCTCAAAACAACAACAGAGCGGTTTTTCAGCAACCCAGCGTTGCACATCCATGCCTTCGCCGATGAAACGGACGCTATAAAGACTTAAACCATCACTACCGTCCGATACGTGCCTGATTATTTCCGCATTCCCCTCTTTACGCATCATCGTCAGCGGGTCTTCGTACACTTCGACAATCGTTCCTTTTGCAATCATTGGTGATCTCCTTTTGGTTTCTCTCCCCCAAATTCGCGCTCTTCGATTTGGGGGAGATGTCCCGTAATCGGGACAGAGGGGGTGGTCAAAAATCCCACAAATCAAAATACCTGCTCTACAATTACCGATAGAAAAAGGCTTGCCCGTCCCAAGCCGCACCGTCCATCTGAGCGCACAGCCCGTCCCTGTGCGCTCGATCCTTATTCCGCTTTTGGTAATCGAAAAACGATCATCCCGCTGTCAAACACATGCGGCATGATCGCCTTGAGTGAATCAACCGCGAAGTACATCCGCCAGTCTGTATAAGTTGTGACGCAATTAAGGAAGAGATAAAGGTCGGGCGCGCGGTTCGGGTCGTTTTCCCACTTGGAGATCGTCTCGCCTGATATGCTCACATTGACCAGCTTTTCGGTCAACTTATCGGCAAACCCGCGCACAGACAACGCCTGCTGGCGGCGATATTCTTTAACTACTTCTTGAAAGGTTATTTCCATGTGACTTCCTTATTTGTATTTTACAAATCATTTGTAATCTCAACGTGACGAGATATTACTCCTCGTTTGTTATTTTGTCAAGTGTACGTGACAGACAGGTTTTTTAGATAAAATAGAACTTATGAGCCAGATATTGTTCAAAGATTATTTGTATGAAAAGTTTGTTGAATGGGAAAAAAAGCAAACAAAACGCAGATCATCTTTCAGCGCTTTTGCTCGTTGGCTTTCCGACAATTCGCTCAACATTGAAGTCAAACAACAAAATGTTGATACATGGATGAATGGAAAAATCCCAAAGGACTATAAATATGTTGTAGTCCTTGCTGAAAAACTTGGGAATGAAGTTTATGAAATTCTTGGAAAAGATCGCCCCAATATTCTTCACTTATATGCCTCTCGTAATTGGGAAAAACTATCTCCAAAAATTCAACTTGAACTCGCCAAAACAATAGCCAAACACACAAAAGAACCCATACCTGATGAAGCCACAGAAACCCAATCCCCCAAATCAAAATGATTGGGAGCGCCTCCCTTTTGATATGCAGCTCTACATCACTGCGCGAATATTCCTCGCAGTCGAATTTCCGCGCATCGCTGAATCAATTCTAAAATTCCTTTATCGTGTGGATCTCTGGTTCTTTCCCCCACTCGCCTTTTTATCGACCTGCCTTGTAACTTCAAAATACTTTCCGCCGCATCCAATCAAAATCTTTGCGATCCTCTCCACCGCATTTATGTTTTCAACGCTCAACCTCTTTCTCCTTCGCCCTCGTAAATGGAAGCGAACAGCGTATTGGGTAAAAATAAATAATTGAATGTCTACTAACGCACAAAAGGATACCTATGTCCACTTCTGATTCGGTTGCAAAATATTCTTCAATGGGAACAACTGTCATTCTTTACGCGAATAGAATGGAGATACAACTTCCAGGCGGATTTTTTGGAAAAAAAGAAATGATTATTTATCGTAATATCACCAGCATAGAAAAACCGCCGCTCTTGAACTGTATTGACATCAACACCAGTGATGGTAAAAAACACAGGGTTTCTCTTATGCCGCCTTCCCAAACTGATAAACTCAAACAGCATATTGAATCCCTATTATGAACTCAATAGCCAAAAAGGAGAAAAGCGCATGGCAACCGTCCCCGTAAAAGTACAAGATAGACTGACCACAGGCATCAAACGTTTTTTGCCAGTCCTCACTTCCGCCAAATCGCGCGACGTAAACGAATCCGACACCGTTACCATCATCACCGACATGCTCGCCGATGTATTTGGCTATGATAAATATTCAGAGATCACCTCCGAATATGTCATCCGCAGCACATTCGTCGACCTTGCCATCAAACTCGATGGCAAAGCGCAGTTGCTCATCGAAGTCAAAGCCATTGGGCTTGAACTCAAAGACGCTTACGTCAAACAAGCAGTGGACTATGGCGCAAACGAAGGCATTGAATGGGTGGTTCTCACCAACGGTGCGCTCTGGCAGATTTATAAAGTTTCCTTTGGTAAACCAATAGGCTATGACCTCGTTCTTCAAATAGATTTCCTGAACTCCAACCACAAAAATCAAGAGCACCTTGAGAATCTGTACTTGCTCACGAAAGAGGGACTGGGAAAATCTGTTCTTGGCGAATACCACACCCAACGCCAGGCGCTCAGCCGTTTTTTCATCGGCGCCGTCATCCTCAGCGAACCCGTCCTCGATGCAATCCGCCGCGAACTTCGCAAAATCTCGCCTGATGTCAAAATAGACAACGACCAGATTATGGGTGTATTGACACAAGAAATCATCAAACGCGAAGTCATGGAAGGCGATAAGGCCGAAGAAGCGCATCGCAAAGTCGCGCGTTCTACAAAACGGATCGTCAAAAAAGTTGCAAAAGACCCATCCTCTGAAATTGCCTCATCGGAAGAGGATGAATCAACCCCTGACGAACCCATCCATGAACCCTAATTCAAAAATCTCTAATCTCTAATTACCGCCTTCTGAATGCCCCACCTCCCTCCGCCTTCCACCCTCCCACCAGGCTCCATCGTAGACGCCTACGTCCGCGACTCTGGCGGTCCGCGCCAGGATGCCTCCACCGACCAGCAAATCGCCGAAATCGAAAAATACTGCCAAACATACGGCCTCACCCTCCGTCACAAATTTGCAGACGTTGCCAAATCGGGAGGCTCCACATCCACACGCGACGAATTCAACAACCTCATAGACTCCACCCGCCGCGTCGAAGATCGCCCTGCAGGTGTGCTCCTCTGGAACTACGCCCGCTTCGCCCGCGACCTCGACGATGCCATCTACTACAAAGCCCTCCTCCGCAATCGCAGCATCATCGTCCACTCCCTCACCGACCCAATCCCAGAAGGCCAGTACGGGCGCATCATCGAATTTTTTATAGACATCTCCAACGAGGAAAAACGCCGCCAAACCTCCACCGATGCCAAACGCGGACTGCGTGATCTCGTCCTCAAACATGGCTGCATCCCTGGCACACCCCCGCGCGGCTTCAAACGCGAACCCGTTGAGATTGGACTGCGGCGCGACGGCTCACCCCACATCGCCCACCGCTGGGTTCCCGATCCCGATGTTGTCCCCCGCATCCAACGTGCTTTCACCATGCGTGCCAGCGGATCAACCCTCGCCCAAGTCCACGCCGAAACAAAAATCTTTACCTCTCTCAATTCCTACAAAACCTTCTTCGCCAACCGCATCTTTATCGGTATCCTCGAATTCGGCGACCTGGTCATAGAAAATTATTGTGAACCGCTCGTAGATATGCAGACCTGGAACACCGTCCAAAAAATAATCCGCGACTACGCCCAGGCCCGCACATCCGAACGCCACCCGCGCCGCGTCGATTCAGCCTACCTTTTATCTGGTCTTGTTTTCTGTGATTGTTGCGGCTCCCCAATGTTCGGCAACACCGCCACTCGTCACCACATCACAGGTCGTGACGAAGCCTACCGTTGTTCAGCCGCCCGCCGAAAACGCGAATGCGCCGCCAGTCGCATCCCCCGCCGTAAACTTGAGGATGCCGTTTTCGCCACCCTGCATGATCACATCCTTCTGCCAGACAGCCTCTCCGCAATGCTCGAAGTCGAACGTCACGCCACCGATCACCGCGAAACAAAACGTACAGAACGCCTGGCAATTCTTAACGTCGAAAAGAAAAAGCTCTCAACCCAAATCGTCAATATCACCCGCGCCATAGCCGAACGCGGGCACTCATCCACCCTCCTTGACAAGCTGACCGAACTCGAAGCCCAGCGCGCAATGGTCCTGACCGAATTTACAGAACTCAACAACCTGCGCTTTGTAGCTTCCCCGCCGCTCACCGAAGAAGAGATCATCATTGTCTCGAACATGCTCTCTGACATTCTTCACGAAGCCCCCGCCGAGCAAGTCAAACAAATACTTCAATCCTTCATCCACAAAATACTCGCCAAAAAAACAAACGGACAGATCACAGGCTCCATCACCTACTTCACCCCGCCGCTAGCCGATCTGCTGCGTAGCAGTCCGCCCGATTCGCCCCCTTTTGAATCCCCCCCCACGGGTAATACAATGTTGCCTATAAGTTCCCGCTCCGTGGGGGCACACCTCTATAGGCAAATATTCAGCCATCCTATTATTTCACCAAAAAAAGCCGCTCAGAAGAGCGGCTTTTTTGATCCCTACTCTCGCTCATAGGCCAGCATGAGTTGCGCGGCTCTCATCGCCACTGCCGCCGCCTGAATGGCAGACGGAATATCCGAAAAGATGAACGCTTGCAGTTCTGCCGCCACACGGCCATCTTCAACATACCGCGTGAACGTCAGCTTCTTGTTCGGGTCATTCCGATAAATCTGATACGTCACCGTCAAATTCTTCGTCACGTCCCAGGCAGGCTCATCAGGATCAACCTTCCTGCCTTGCACGCTCACATTCCTGCCAATCACCTTGCCGATATGCCTGCACGCCAGCTTCACCGCCTCCGAAAAATCATTCAAGGTAAGCCGATTGGTATTGCTCAATTTTGGCGTATACAAAACAAACGCTCTCCCGCGTCTGTTGATTGTTCCGCTTACCACTCCGCCGCGATACTCCACGGTGACATTGCTATCAGTCTTGATTTTATATTTTGCCATCTCGAATCTCCTATGGGCAAAATTGCCCAATCAATGTGCCGCCAACTTCCACCGCATAGCAAATCGCGGGCGTCCTTGTCGCAGTTGGCGCAGGGGATATAGTCCATGTCACTGTTATCACAGGCGTGGCCGTCCTTGTAGCGGTAGTAGGGACGGGCGTCCTTGTCGCTGTTGCGGGCAGTGGGGTGGTGGACGGCAAGACATTATTCGCCATCACCGCCCCCGTGCATTTTGTATACACAGGCAATCGCCAAACAATGTTATTCGTGACCACAATCCCAGGACACGCCCTAGGCCGATTCAACCCAATGGCAACCGTGTGGATGCCAGTCGGGAAGTTGTTATTATCAATAATGATACTGCCAGCAAAAGGCGAAGTGAACTCGCCCGCAAAAACACTAACTCCCTCATGGCAGTCAATTCCCGTATTGCCTGTCACCCGAATATCGTTTAGCTGTTGACCCCAACCAGCATAATTTTCCTCACCAATGGCGATTGCGAGCGGGCGTTTCCCGTTGCGTAAGACCTCCCCCGTACAGGCGATTTGGTTGCTGTCTACGGTCACACGATAGGCGTTGTCCACATAGATATTCACTGAAAAATTATCAACGACGCGGTTATTCTCGATCTTTACATCCCACGCCATTGTTGCGGCGATGCCCTCCCCGCAATTGTCGTACACGTTATTGTTTCGGATGATAATATCGTGCGACCCCTTTTCAGCCTTTATCCCGCTCCCCCATCCGCCGCCGCCCATCGTTCCGCAGGCAGGGTAGATGCCGTTTTCAGTGACGGCGTTGTGTACTGTCACATTTTCTACAATCACATGATGCACGTCGGTCGCAGTGGGATACGTCCCGATGCGAATTGCATGGGTGACGCTCCCCGTCACCTCGCAGTCGTGCAAACGCACGTATGAGCCGCGCACGCGGACGCTTCTTACCGCGCCCGAACAGGTCACATCAAAATAGTCAGTTGGCGTCCCTGATTGGGTGATGACCACATCTTGCGCCGCAATAATCAAGTCTGGCGTCTGCGTCACGGTCATACCCACATACACGCTTGCGGCGGCTATGGCAGTGACTATGACACCTGTTAGTATTTGTTTTTTGTTCATCTTTCACTCCTCATTATTTAATGCAATAGACGCTACGCGGCGCAAGGTACAACACGGTTTCTGATTGCCACACCACAGCCCGCACGCTTCCGATAACTGTCGGATTCAACGGCACAAGTACTTTCAACATCGTCAATGTTTTCCCGTCCGCTTTTGCGGGTTGCGTTTTCCACGGCCTGACCCAAAAAGCCGTCCCTGCGCCTATGTAACATAATTGCTCTGCGGGCGCGGCGGAAACAGGAATGACGCTCACCGCCAATACAATCAAAATAATCAACGTAATACAAATTTTCCTTTTCATCAAATCACCTCATAACTAAACGTATACATCATGGCTCGGTTCGTAATATCCACGCAATCCAGAAAAGAGCAATGTCCCTTATACACTTCATGCGATCTCCTTAGGCTCTGATATAAAAACCCGACACACGCAACGAACCTGCCGCATCCATAGGAAGAACGGATGAGGCTCCATTACCAATCTCGTAAATAGAAATCTTCGTTGTGTTAGGCATAACGATTGCCAGTACTTTGTTGCCAACCGCCAGCAGCGTAAGATTCGACCAATACACAGCGGAAGGCACAAAAATATCATTACTTTTCGAGGTGTAGGGCAATCCCTCAATTCGCATGTTGCCTGTCCCCGTGTGGGCCGTCCAGACAAGCTCGATTTCATAAAATACAATTTTTCCCATAACATAAAATTCGCCAAGTTGTGATGTATAGGTGCCTATGCCTGATGTCGTTGTCCCAATAATGGTGGGCGTGAGTGACCCCGATTTTGCAAGGTCAATAGTGTCTCCTCCCGTTCCGATCACCGCCGAAGTCAACACAGTGGGACCTGCATAGCCTTCAGGATAGAGGATGTAACTGTAAAAAGGCTCCGTGATGACTGCATTTGCCACCACGAAAGACACGGTGACGGTGGTCAAATTGGTTCCTGCGGCATAGCTCACCGCCGAAACATAGCCCTGCTTCGCCCCGCTATTGACGCACTTGATCCGCGTCCCCACCCGTAACTTAAGAGTCTTATCGCCTTGGATCGTAAAGGCGCTCGCGCTGGCATACGTCCATGTGACCACGTCTGGAATCCATCCGCTCCACGAGCGCTGGGCATATAACTCGAGCAAACTCGCCGCGATGTCAAACGCCTCGTTCAGCGGCTTACACCATTGCGCGATCCCGTTGCACGCAATCGCTCCCACATAATCAAAAATCCCGCCCGCCACTACCGAATTGGAAGGTAAAACAAGCAGTCCATTTACTTCCTTGCCCGCCACCGTTGTCACGCCCCCGCCATTGGACAACGCTCCCCACTCCGCCCCGTCCCATATCGCTATGCGTGATGTGCCCTCCACATCATCCACATCCCCGAAACTGCCCCCGATCACAACAAAATCATTTGCGTCAATGGCAATCGCATACACAATGCCAGTATCAACTCCAGCCACTCCTACCGCCGCCCATCCGCTGGAATAGCTTGCGATCCCCGAACAGGTGATCGGGTTGATACCAGGGTCAACGCTCGTAAACGCGCCGCCCACATACAACACGTCATTGGAATCAACAGCCAGGGCGTATACGCCATCAGATGTGCCGCTGCCCAATCCGCTCCATGCGCCCGCGCTCCATTTGCCGATATAGTCTGCATTCGCCACCCCTCCAATATTAAGCGTCGTTGTGCCCAAATAAACCTCGTCGGCAGAGTTGATAGCCAAAGCCCGCCCGCCCGCGCTGGCGCCTGTTCCCATTGCCGTCCACGCCGCCCCTGTCCATTTTGCGACGCCGCTGGTATTCGCCACCCCGCCCATCAGGGTGAAACTGCCCGCCGCATAATAGTTGTTCGCCGAATCCACGGCAAGCGCCAACACGGTTGACCCCGCGCTTGCGCCCGTCCCCAGCGCCGCCCAGGTGGACCCTGACGTAATAGCGATCCCGTCGGCGTTGGCAACTCCGCCCGCATTCGTAAAACTTCCGCCAATCAAAATCGCGCCAGTGTTGGTGATCGCTATGGCATACACAGGCGCGTTCACCCCGCCGTTGACTTCGCTCCAATTGCGCGTGATGAGTGAGTAGCGGGCAATGTAATTCGCCGCCACCCCGCCGATGCGCGTAAAATCCCCGCCCACATAAACATACTCCACCCCATCGTACACTAGGGCGCGTACCCGCGTCACCACATCATCCGCCAGGTTCAACGGCACCCACCAGTTGATGTCCACCACATTGGCGTTTGTGTGTACGCCATCGGCGGCAATGTCGCTTGCGCGAACAATCCCTAAATTTTCCGTCAATGAATCCAAACTCTCCAAAAGCGCCGCAGATGATTTCAGTTCATCCACATCACGGCGCAGCGCCTCCACTTCTTCAAGCACATTGCCCTCGATGGATTTTTGTACGACCTGGTCTCCTGCGCTCATGATGTCCTCAATTCATTCACATTTAAATCCAGAATATTGCGCCTGCCGCGATGTATCATCCCGCGCACGCGCACGCGGGTATCCACGCCCAGCTTGCCGTTCTCGAAATCGATCTTGTACATTTTCAAGTCCACAATATCCCCGATTCGCAATGTCTTGAAAACCTTGTAGACCTCATCCTCCCTCAGGCGGTTTGGCGAGGCCGTCAGGTTGAAACTGCGTGGTGGCGCTTTATTTGCGGATAAAAACGCATCCGCCGCCGCCTGCACCGTCACAGGATCATTAGAATTGACCGCCAGCGGATACATTCGCGGGCCATAATCCTCGATGCTGGTCGCGTCAAAGGCGGTCGCCGTTTCGCGTTCTAGCCAGGTCGATGCGTTGCCGAAGGCAAAGATATAATTCCAGATCGGCCCCTGCTTTTCCATCACATTTTCCTTGGCCTCGATGTTTACCCCTTCCTCCAGGGCAAAATCCTTGGTCTCGCCGCGCCTCTCATACCAGTGCGCCTCGAAATGCAGCATCCCATTTTCGACGACAGGCTCGCAATAGAAATCGTTCCTGCTTCGCGCCGAAATTCTCAGCACATCGTCGTACAATTTTTTCGCGCTGATCCGCTCCTGCCTGCTTGCTCCCTCGTCATAAATGCTTCCAGGGCGGATCAATGTCGGCCACGGCAATATCGTGTTCAGGTTTTCCACAATCATGCGGAAGATACCTCCAGCGGTGCCGTTCAACACCAGCTCCCCTGGGTAGGCGCGCCACTCAAATAACTTTTCGGCCGAATAAGCCTGCATCATTACGCTGCCCCTCGATGCCCAACTCTGCGGAGGATCGCAATATCCGCCCCAAATTGGCAGCGCCGAATCCGTGATGGCCAGGTAATTTCCAAATTGAAAATCTCCCAGTCGCTCCAGCTCTCGTTTCGCAGAAATGCGAAACGTGGCTTGCTCGTATGCGTTCAAGAGCCAGGCGCGGTCGAAGATCCCCACCGCCTCGCCGATGGCCTTGCCTTCCCCGTCGAAAATCGTCGCCTCATAGCCCATTATCGTTTCCTGCGCAGTTTATATTTGATCCTCAGGTCGAAGTTCGTCGTGCCTGTATCGATGAACCTCAACTGGTTGGTGACCCCAGGCCGAAACGCCAGCCATTCCAGCCGCGCCGCATCCAGCCGCTTCGCGCGGTGGCAATTCGTCCCGTCGCTATTTAACACAGTTCGCAACTTTGAATTTGCGGTCAGCGTTTGATTCAATTCCATCGTCCAGCGCATGAACAGGCTCTCGGTCTTTGTTTCGCCCTGATAGGTGAAGGTGTTTTGAATCTCGCAATTCAAGTCGTAATTGCTTTCCTCGGCCATCATCGCCGCAGTGATCGGGTTCGCCAGCGCTACGGTCACCGCGTCGATCTCAAAGTACGCCTGCGCATTGAGCACCGCGCGCAAGGAGCCTTCCATCAGAAACCGAATATGTTTGTAGGCCGACCCGATCGTTTGCGATCCTGTATTGGTGATCGTAACAAACACGCCTGCGCTGGCGGGCTTCGCCTCGTTGAACTGTTCTGTATAGTCGATCCCGTTGATCGATTTCTCCAGCCCCACAAAAGCGGGCCACTGACCCGTTGTGCGCTTCTTCTCGCCTATCGGAGTCACAGATGTAATACCGCCAGGGTGCGAGAATTTACATTCCAGCGCCGCGTTCACCGCAATCGGCAGTCCTCCCCGCGTGAACGTCTTCATCAACATCCCCAGCGCCGTGATCGGGTCCGCTGTGTTGTCGCCCGCCTCGCCTGAATACGTGCCCGATCTCGACCGTGCCGTGCGGCTGATGATGGCTTGTTTCCACGCGCCAGGCCGCAGCCCAGCTTTATCACCAAAGCTGGTATATACCCTGCTCCCATTGGTCGAAGTGGCAATTTCAAAGGCCGCCGCATGGGTTGAATCCGTCTCAGGCGCGGCAATGGTTGAATTGCCGTAATATACGTAAATGTCATGCTCGATGTATTTGATGATCGCGCCATCCGCATGGCTGGCCATGCTCGATTTTCGAGCGGCTCTGCTGGAAAGGATCGGCTCGAAATAGATCGTCAGCAGATTGACATCCCGCCTCAGGTAAATGAACCGTTCGTTATCGATCTCCACGATCCCGCGCCTGTTCGGTAGTCGGTTCAGCGCCTGCCTGTTGGTGATCGTATCTTTCGCCTTGATCGACGATACGATCCCCGAGCTGGCAATCGTTCCGCTCAACGTCATCTCGATCTTCCCTCTGAAGTTGAACGGCCCCGCAAACACCTTCGTGGACGCGGTATCCATATTCACCAGAAACCGATCCACTTCCTGCCCCCCATCGAACACCCGCAAATCCTGCCCGCCCGCCTGCATCTTGGCGGTCGTCAGTATTGCGGTATCCCATCCGCCGTTGGTCACATCCACCAGCTCGTTTAGTACTGCCGCATTGTTCGGGTTATATAACCGTATCCATTTGCGGTATCCGAATCCGCCTGTCTTTGCGTTTTTCGGGGTGGCCTCAAAGGTGGGCAATGCCTCCACAGTTCCGTCTACAAAAATATCCTTCGTCTGGTTGCTCGCCGTAATGTTCCACAGCGTTTCGGTCTCGGTTGTTTTTTCCCACACCCCGTCCGCCGCCTGCAGGGTGATCTTGCTGGTCATCGCTCTCATCGCATGGTTGATCACCCGCCCCATCACCGACCATTCGCTCTTTGCGTTATCCATCCCAATCAACTGCTGTGACGAGTTTCTCAGGGAGTCAAATGCCATGCCCAAAGCGTCCAGTTTGGTTTGTTTATCCCTGCCTTTGGGCGTCACGGTCACTACCAGATAATCTGCCTTGCGTGTCATTCCCGCCTCGGCAGGCGCGGATTCGCCCAGTTCTACAACCTCCAATTCAACAGGCGGCTGCACGTTGGGGTTGTCCGCGTCGTCGAGATACGCGAAATAATCCGTCATAAGATTTAATGCGCCAATGGATTTGATTCGCCAGATCATGATTTCCTCAAGGTTCTCATTAACTCGTCGAACGATTTTTTATCCTTCACCTCGAAAGTGACAGGCGCGTAGAATGTATTGGTCACTCCGCCGATTCCCCCGCTGGCTCCCAGCGCAGGGATCGCCCCCAGCGCGGAAAATGCCGCGGACCCGCCAAAACCCAGCGCAGGCGCGGGGATGGTCAACCCCGCAAGCGCCTTCAACGTGTCGCCCACAGACGGCGGAGTCAGGGATGGGTCGCCCGCCCCGCTGATAAGTCCCAAAATAATGCTGATCATGTTTTGCACCAGCTCGGCCAGCGCATCATATAGCCACCCAGCCGCATTCGTAATGCCGTTGGCCAGCCCCTCGATGATGCTCTCGCCCACCTGTCCCCAATCGGTCTCGGTGAACAACTCGAAGATCCACTCGATCAATCCGAGAAATATGTCCTGCATATTTGCCCAGCCGATCTCAAGAATTTTCCCCAGGGCGGCCCAGGTATTGGCCCATATCTTCCCCAAAGACTGTCCGAACCCATACCAGTCGCCTTGCATCGCCTGCGTGAATGCCTTGTAGATCAATTTCAAATTAATCAATGTCGCATCCAGCCAGATCTTGATGCTGTCCAGGGTATTTTTCCATATCTCGCTTACCCTCCCCAGCTTGCCGCTCGTCAACGCCTCGAAAAACTCCATGAACCCGCCAATGAGTATCTGTGCCGTTCCAATCGCAGACTGGATCGCAGGCAACAACGTCTCTGACCACCACCCCGAAAGCGCCTGAATCGCCAGCGGAATATTCACCTGCAGCCAATTCAAGATCGTCTGCAAGATCGGCCCGATCACAGCCCACGCCGCCGCCGCCTTCTCTCGAATCCCTCCCCAGTTCTCCGTCCATGCCCGATACAACAAATAAGCGGCCAGCCCCACCAGCGCCATGATTGCGATCACAGGCAGTAACGGAGCCATCGCCGTCCATGCCGCGATGGCCACAGAAATGCCAAACGCCAAAATCGCCACGCCCAGCGCCGCCAAAATTCCAACCACAATCGGCTTGTTATCCTTCAGCCATTGTACAAACTTGAAGAACCCATTGATCATGCGCGGCACATTCTCCGCAATCCCATCCGCCAGATCCCCGACAAATACTCCGATCTGCTCGATCCCCTTCTGCACATCGTCCCGCTCGAAGATCTCCGCCAGCGTATCCAGTAACCCGCTGGCTACATCCATCAACTTCTGGCCCGCAGGCTCGAAAGCGGTCGTGACCCTGTTCTTGAACATCTGCAACCGCTCCCCCCAATCCATCGTCGCCTCGGCATTGTCCATGATCGCCCCCTCTGAATCCCCCAGCATCTCCACCAGGTCGCCCAGTTCGAAACGTCCCTCGCGGATCGCGGCCGCCATGTCTGGTCCCGCCCGCGCTCCGAATACATCCATGGCAATCGCTAGCGCCGAGCTTTCGTCCTCCGCGTTCTTGATCGCCTCGAACGTGTCTTGCAATCCATCCCGCAAAGGCACATTAGCCCTGGCAAATTCACCCGCCGCAATTCGCAAACTCCCCATTACCAACTCTGTATTGACGCCCTCTTTTTCCCACTTTCCCAACAGCGCAGCGCTCTCCTCGAAAGAGAATCCAAACTGTCGCATCGGCGCGCCGAACTGCACCATCAACTGCATCAAGCGGTCTGTGCCAATGCCTGTATTTTGGCTCGCTACAAAAACCTTATCCAGCGAGAGCGCCGCTTCATCCAGCGGGACGCCCCAGTCCCCAATCAACCGTGTAAACGCCTCCGTATTGGCCGCCAAATCCCCGCCCGTGATTCGCACCATCTCCAGCAGTTGCGCCGAGGTGTCCTGAAGCATCGGCCCCGTCAGCCCCAGTCTGGTATTCAACTCGCCGATGGCATACGCCGCGTCCTCTGCATTCGCAGGCACCGAGGTAAAAACCTCCTTGAAATCTTCCTTCAAAAGTTCAAGCTCTTCCCCCGTCGCCCCCGTCCGCGTTTGAATCGTGTCATACGCCGCATCCAGCGTATTGGCGGAATTCCACACCAGCGCAGTGATTCCAACCACGGCGGCCGCCGCGGCAGTGATCCCCGCCGCAAGCAACAGACCGCCCACGCGCCCCAAATCACTGAGCGCGCCGAGCGCCTTCGGTCTTGCGCTGTTGATGTCCCCGATCAGCCCAGCGCTATCCGCCGCCAGATC